ACCGATAACAAGCGATGCGCCAGAGCCAAGTTCCATATTTCCGTTAACGAACATTTTGTGACTTGCACTTAACGCCGCCTTGGAATTGTTCCACCCGAAGAACGCGTTAGCGCCGCTGAGCCAAAGACCGGAGCCGTCAGCTTCATTGGCAGCAGTCGCACCATCAGAAAGAATCATAAGTGAAGCCGAAATTTCAACATTCTCAATCGTCGTGGTCTTGCTGTTGATAGTCACAACATCAAGAACACCGATCTTGGCGTAAGACGCAGTAAGATCAGCTAGAGCAGCGAATCTACCACCGGTTAGCGTAGCCGTTCCGTCCGTATACGACGTAGCGGAGACGGCACGGAGGCCAGAGATGTCCTTGTTGGAATCTACAACCACAGCCTTGGAGGCCTCGGCTGTGCCTGCCGCCGCAACATTAGTAAAGTTGAGATCAGCAGCAGACGCATTAACGAGTACACCACCAAGCTTTAGACCGTTTGTTCCATCATGTGAAGCAAGATTAAAATCGTATGCACCGTCCTTCTGGATAGTGTCACCATCAGCATTGAACGTCCACAAATCAGCCACAGAATCTGGGCCAAGTGTAGAACCGTCATCCATCGAGATGGACGCAACGCTAGCTAATCCGGTTAAAGCGAGAGTAGTACCGCCGCCGATAGCGCCGGCAGTTGTGATACCGCTAGAAAAGACCGCTGCCGCCTGAAAGGTAGGCACACCTTCAACGTTTAGAGTGCCATCGATATCAGTGTTGCCACTCGCATCAACGGTGAACTCAGCGTTGGTGATTGTGCCGACCGTTAGATCGCCAGAAGCATCAATGCTAGTTGCACCAGCGACAGCGCCAGCATTCGAAACTGTCAGAGAGTCATTGACATTAATACCACCGTCAAGCGAAGCAAGACCGGTAGCAGTAATCGCAGCAAATCCGGCAGAGCCGGTTGTGGAAAGGTCACCGTTGAGTGTCAACGTGCCTTCCGTGCCGAATTCAAGAACCTTAACTGTACTGTCACCAGTACGGACTCCTGATCCGGAAATTATAATAGACATAAATATATCCCCCTATATTTTGATAATTTATTAATTATGGGACCCAAGGTCTCCCTCGGGCCACTTTTAAGTAGTATCAAATAAGAGGTTATTAACTATAAAATGAAGTCCCCTACAGCTTTTTATTCTACATCATTGTAATTGTTTACTATCTTTTTTAAACTTTCTTTTTACCCACAGGAATATTTTTCTCCACCAAGGCAATTTGTAGTATTCAAAATCATCTCTAAGAGTGACTAAAGCTATATCAAGACCCTTTATCATTTTTTGTTGTTCTTTGGCCACTTCAACAAGTAAAGGTCCTATTTTAGAATACTCCATGCTTTCCGCATCTACACCGTTTGCCTCGTATTCTACAATCTCAGGGAGAACGGCTCCAACTTCCTCTGCGATAAATCCCACGTCGCTCACGTCGCCGTTTTTCCACTGGAAGGTCACTCCCCTTAACTCCATTACTGTTGGGATGGGGTTCTCTATTGTTTCAATATTTTTCTTGTATCTGCGGGAACTATATGTTCTCCAACTACCAGCTTTGCCCGACCCAGACACGTTTGGAATATTTGGTAACGTTAACATGTTTGTTACCTCACTACCGGAAACGCCCACCCCGACAAAGCCACCCTGGCCTTCGCCTGTTATATGAATTCTTTGTTTATTGTTCGTTATGGCTCCAAGAGTATAGTTTGTGATATTGCCAATAGTTCTATTACCGACATATTCATCCCCATTAGTCGCGTAGTCGTTGTCCCCCACACCCACGGCTGCCCACTCAAGGCCGCCACCGCCATCAATAGTTAAAACTTGATTGGAGTCGCCAGAAGCAGAGGGCCAGGTATAAGTGTAGTTACCTAGTGTCGTGGAGCCAGTAACTTTTAAATACGATGCAGTCAAAGCATTCGAACTAATAGACAAGGCACCCGACATGTTTTGACTGTAAAAAATAGACCCAGTGAACTGGTGAGAATCCGTATAATCATCTCCAAATATACTAGCCCCAGAAGAGCTAAATTGAGTTTTGTGTTTGATTACTGTATTTTGTAAATACGCAGTTCCAGTTACGTATAGATCGCCCAGTATCCTGTGCGCGCCAGTTAAAAAGGTGTCGCCACGTATTTTTACGTCTCCGGGGGCTGCTGTCCAAGTTTTCTCATCAGCATCGTACCTAAGAAGTCCTAAGTCATAAGACGCAAGTGTACTGACGTCTTTCATGTGCCCTAGCCTGCCTGCTTTCAGGCCCGACTTAACGCCCGCGCTAAACTTACCGAAACTACCCATGCACTACTCTCTTGGTACTCTCTTTCATCTTAAATAGTTAAAACTATTATAAAGCACTATCCGAGTAGTTTAAAGTTATGTCTGATAGAGCGCGTAGAAAATCCCCATTGTTCATCATAATCTAGCCTAGCCATGTAGGGACGGTTAATGTGTAACTCATCTTCTTTTTTAACCCCCCAACATTTAATACTCGTAATAGTCGAAGTTGGATCAAGAACTCTAACGACCCAATAATCTTTACCATTCTTTGTCTTTTTTCTCACTATCTCCCTGGGAATAAACCAAGCGACCTCCAGATCGTCATCCCAGTCTCCCAAAGGAGGGACGCAGTATTCTTGTAGTTTCCTCTGAACATCTTTGTTCACAACGATATCAAATGGGAACACTCCGGTCAAATCGGAAATATGTCTAATCCTCTCTTCATCGCTAAACTCTCCTTCCGAAGCGAAGGCTTCAATGTTATTTAGAAATTTCTTTTTGTTCTTCGGCCTTTCACATGCAACTGCTCCCCAGAAGTGCTTGGCTCCAGTAAATCTCTCATCGATAAGATTATCTAAAGCTCCGCATCTACAAAGCACGTCTAGCGCTCTTTTGTTTAATTTGGAATAAGATATATCTTCATTAAACAAAAGTTCTTCCGCCGTATGAAATGGCCTATTATCTATGATTTGTTTTATTGCAGCCTCTCCTAACCCTTTTATCGAATTAAATGGCTGGATCAAACTCTTGTTGTCTTCACTAATTACCCACTTCGTTGTGGAGAGATTGATATCAATCGGTTGAATTTCATATCCCATCTTCTTGGCAATATTGATTGCTTGTTCTTTTCTACCTTCGGGCTCGCGGTCTAGAAATGCCGCTACCCACTCGGAAGGATAATAGTTAAGAAGCCATGCGCATTGATAGCTCAATACAGAATAAGAAACCGCATGGCTTTTATTGAAACCGTATCCAGAGAAGTATTCAAAGTTAGCCCATAGTTTCTCTGCGCTAATTTTATCAATTCCCTTCTCCATGCAACCTTCGATAAATTTCTTTTCAATTTTAATTTTTGCCGATACTGCGCTGCCAGTACCTTTCTTTGTTAACAACTTTCGTAGAGCGTTCCCCTCATCAAGGGAAATGTTATTGCCCAACTTGTGTGCCAATAAAGCAATCTGTTCTTGAAAAATAAGAAAACCATAAGTTTCTTGCGTCACTTCCCTCAACAGGGGATGTATATAATGGATATTCTCCGGACTATCTTTTGCTTCCACATAAGATTTATCTACATTGGCGCCAAGAGGGCCGGGGCGGTAGATAGAAGTAATAGCAGAAATATCGATAATGTTTTTTGGTTTTGCCTTGACACAAAACTCTTGCGCTCCTTCCTGTGTAAATTGGAATACTCCCGCAAAATTGCCCTTATGAAAAATGTTTTGATAAACGTTTTCATCATTCAAGTCAATCACATCGGGATGCAAAGTTTCATTATAATATTTTCTAATATCATTATAAGTCACATTTTTCATGCCATGATGTCTTTCTAAAATATGCTCGATCGCTACCTCAATCATTCTAAGGGTGCTTAACCCCAAGAAATCAAATTTAATAAATCCAAGAGGTTCTAAGTGCCGAACATTTTGACCCTCCGACCACGGTGTTTGCACCACACCCTTATTACTAATGAGTGGCATATATTTGTCTAGTTGTTCCCCTATGACGACTCCGCCCGCGTGGCGACTAATTGATCTCACGGAGCCGTATATAGCCTCGATATGAGTCTTAATAAATGGATATTTATCAAGATAGTTCCGGAGGGTCGTCGAAAATTCCATAGTCTCTTCGAAAGTTGGAACATATACGCCGGACTTGATTCCATGCTTTTTCTTTGCCGCAGGGGTAGCCTCTTGGATCATTTTAGATGTAACCGGATTCACCTCAGTGAACGGTACATTATAGAATTTAGAGACATCTTTAATCAAGGATCTCAGTTGTAAAGTATTATAATTGGATATAGGAACAACCGTATCGGCTCCCCATTCATCTATTAACAAGTTTGTAAGCTTCATTCGATCACTAACATCATAGTCAATGTCCGGATAATCCTTCGCATCTCTTCTTATAAATCGTGAAAAGAGCAAATCATATTTAATAGGATCTATTTGTGTGATTCCTAAAACATATGACAATAGCGATCCTGCTGCGCTCCCTCTACCGGGTCCTGCAAGCATGACATCATTGGCTCTGTCTGCAATCGCTTTCATTGTAAGGAAGTATTTGCTGAATCCTCGCTCATCGATAACTTTTATTTCCTCTTTAAGCCTATCAACGTAGTTAAGTTTTTTATGAAGATTCATATTTTTTAAACCTTCAATAGCCAACTTTGTTAGTGCTCCTGTTGCGGTGTGGTCAGGCGGCACAACAAATCCAGGGAGTCGCACGGTGCTGTCCGGCATAAAGTCTTCGATTCTTTCAAATGCAATCTTATGAGTGTTGGTAATTGAATTTAATATCAATTCATCATCATATTCAATGCCACACATGGAAGAATATTTTTTATAAGACTCCCACATTTGGTCTCCATTCTTTGGGAATAACTCCATACCAAGTTCTTCTATGTCAACCGGTAATTCATCTGTCATCCATTCCGGTTTCTGTGCTCTTCCCAAAAATCCAAGACGTTTATATAGTTCTCTATCTTTCCAGGCATCAGGTGTTGGATAATGACTATCGGCTGTCGATATTAACTCCATGCTATATTCTTCTGCCATTTGAATAATATGTTTATTCAACTCGTGTTGCTCTGGTGCAGAGAACCACTGAAGTTCACCGTACCATCGATCCCCAAAGATGGCCTGCATTCGTTCAGTTGTTTCTCTCATAGCATTTAAAACAGCGTCAGAGCCGTCGTCACGATTATCCCAATAATTACCTGCATACACGCCGCCAAGACAAGCAGACGAAGCAATAACTCCTTCATTATGTTCCTCCAATAATTTGTAATCAACGCGAGGATATCGATAGCGATTGTCTCCCTCATATGATTTCGAGATAAGTGCAAAAATATTGTTAAGCCCCACTTGATTCTGCGCGATGAGAATAAGGTGATTCTTTTTCTTTATGATATTAGCTTTAGATTTAGAATCGCCTTCATTCTCAATCGACATGTTGTCCGAGTTTTTTAGTTTTCTCGCTTCCTTTTTATCCTCTTTTGCTTTCTCATATGCTTCTTTCCATTTATCAATCGATGGCAAAAAGTATGCCTCAACTCCAAAAATAGGTTTGAAATTTTTACCTTGCTCCTTCATTTTTCTTGCATGAAGGATCTGGTAAGACATGCCATTCGCGTTACCGTGGTCTGTTAAAGCCAACGCCTCACTTCCATTCTCGTAGGCGAAGTCCATGTGTTCCTGCGGATATCCAAGTGCGTCGAAAGGAGATCCAACCACGCTATGTGCGTGTAGTCCTACAAAAGGTATTGATGATTTTTTTCTCTCCACGGCTTCCTCCAATCTCGTACTAAATCATAACAATATAGCCAAGATTTGTCAATCAAATATACTCAAATATCTTTCCCCGCGATCACACAGAAAAGTGACCACCACTCCTTCAAATTCATTGTCTTTCATCCATCGTTCAGAAGCCAGCACATTGGCCCCAGAACTTATGCCGACAAGAAGGCCGTCCTCTCTCGCCAATTTTTTCGCTCTCTCGATGGCTTCCTCGGTCGTTATGCTAATCACTTCGTCTATCTCTTCGCGGTTCACTAAATAGTCTCCTCCATCCCCGATCCCCTGTATCCCGTGTGCGCGGCCCTCGGCGGGTGTCACCATTACAAACTTAGGTATTGGATCTACAAACCTCTCCAGAGCCCTTTTTGTTCCCATTATAGTTCCACCAGTCCCGGCACCAGATACTATCGCGGCAATTTCTCCTTTTCCTTTACTTATCAATTGCTTCTTTATTTCAAAACCAGTTGTCCACTCGTGACATTTAATATTATCGGGGTTGGCAAATTGGTTAGGAGAAAAATAGTTTTCATTTTCTTCTACCATTTTATCCCTTAGTTCAATAGCTCCCTCAAAATCACTTTCACCTACTTCGATTATTTGTGCTCCAAAGAGCCTCATCATTTGTTTTCTCTCTTCACTCATGTTGCTTGGCAGTATGATGATCACTTTGTAACCCTTTACGGAGCCTAACATAGAGAAGGAGATCCCCGTATTCCCCGACGATGCCTCAACGATAGTGTCCCCCGGCTTTATTTCGCCTCGTTCTTCCGCCTTCGTTAAAACATAGTGCGTCATCCTGTCTTTGATAGAGCCGGTAGGGCTGTATGTTTCAAGTTTTGCAAATAAATTTGGAGCCAATTGAATTAAGGGCGTCCCCCCGATATAATTTAAAATATCACTCATTCTCTACTCCAATCCCTTTTAGTGAGCGTGGGTTTAATATCCTCTTAACAGGGCGGTGTAACTCCTCCGGCTTGTTGGATATATAATTTTGATATCCATCCCAACTGCTTATGTTAAAGTAGTAAGGCGTTTCTTCAATAATCTCAAAATCTAAATCACAGAATACATCACTTAAACTAAAGAAGCGAGCGGAATATTGTTCCTCCCTTGGTAACTGTACCTTTTTGTCTCCCCATTCTTGATTGACAAAACGAGAAGTGCCTTTCCCTCTAACATTGTCTATAAAATACAAACATTGTTCGTAGTCAAAAGTAAAAGGCAGATACTCATCTTCAATAACCGTTTTGCCTTGCCAAGATAGTGAAAAATTTTGCGGGCTAGATATCGCCCTCCTGTGTTCTCTCAACAATTCCGGATTATGTACCCCATACGGGAAGGACGCAAAGAACTTGTTCGGAACAAGCCAACTACTGAGCCTCCCTATCATTTCATTCGCTACTTTGGCCCCATACAAAACGCTCCATGCAAGACTATCCCTTTTGTCTCTATCGTGTGGATGCACAGCTATATAATAAATTGGGATTCTGACTCTAACCTCCTGCGGGAATACTTCAAAACTCCTATACGCGTAGGCGGGGTCTTCGATATAATCTCCAAGTCTCGCCCTAATCAACGGCATCATGTCGTTGTGGCAAACTACAAATATCGTCTCACACCCCGCGTACCCGCAATCAATTACAGACCTTTCTATGGCAAGATAGTTTTTTGCAATCGGCATTAAGCAATCATGCCATGGCATGTTAAAATCCAGCTTTTGTCCGGCTACCGGGACAACCCCGGCGAGATGGTATCCGGGCTCCATTAAAGGACCTCATTATCAAAGGTTATGTTCCCAAATTTAATAAATTCTTTCCGTCTCCGTGGCATAATCTCTCTCTTCATAAAATCTAATTTAATAGGCCGGTACCTAGGTACATCGGGCTTGTGTCTATAAAATCCATTCCGTGGGCCTTTTAGTTCATTTTCTTTAAGGGTCCTTTCTGCGCTAAACCTGCTCATTGTATCGGAGAAATCAAACTTTTTAAGTTGTTTATCAGTGAGAAAAGACTGTGCAATAACAAGGTTCTCCGGTTTTTTCCTAATGATGACTTTCTTCGCCAAAGCGCTATCTTTATTGTATAATTCTAAAAAATGTACTTCTCTATTTATATTTGATTTGAACCAATCATATACAATATTTATATCTGTTTTTTGAGCTATAGTAAATGGCAAACCAGAAATCAAATTATCATCAAAAATACGAAGTGTCGTATAGTTGGCTTTGATCCTCGTAGTATCAGATATGATAATACTCAAAAGATTGTCCTCAGGTTCAATTCTAATTGAATCTATTTTTCGGTTAATGGGGGCTTTACCCTCAAGACACAAATCGAACAGAAGCTGGTCTATCAGCATCTTTCTGTTTGCTATCATTGTGTCGTATTCAATGGATCGAAGTGTCTCTTCGTCCCTGAATATCTCGAACTGGAACGTCTCCTCTAGCCCGTTGACAATGAGCTTACAATTATTTTTCTTCGCATAAACAAAAGAGGCCAGATTGTTTCCAATCACAACCTCTCCCCAGTTATAAATATGGTTGCCTACCCTAGCATCCAATTGGTGGCTCACAGGATAACTTTCTTGCCTTATCTCGCCAGTCGTTTAAAAGCCTAAGATGATTCGGCACTTCTCGGCATCGACCACCCTTTTTAGGATAACGAATACCAGTCACCCAGGCACCTATCCATATCCTGGTCTCGTTCCTGAACCTGCATTGCTTTTTAACTTTCTCAAGCTTGCTAACGATATGTTTCATCCATCCATCCGCAGCGGAGATGGGATTCGTTCGCACAGTCCCATATGCCTTTTCGTACACAGGCCATTGTTGGAGTATACCTATTGCTTTTGGTGTCTTCCCATCTTTGCTAAATTTTCTATCTCCCTTCGCTAGTGGATTGTAACCGGACTCCATACACGCAGCGGCAAGAATCATCCCTCTAAGATGATATGGGACATTATATTTCTCTTCTATCTCAACTAAAGACCATAACAGATCGATATCAATATTCTCAGATTTTGCGTATTTACAATGATTAGCAGCAATCTCTACAATATTTTCATAAGCATACGCACCAGCCTCGCAGTCTTTCAGGGGTTGCGGGCTCGCGACAAAAATCGTCGTTAAAGCTAAAATTAAAGCAGTCATTCTATTCTCCTTCTCCGTTTGTTATAGCAAGCACATAATTCTCTAACAATAAATTAACCTCTTCGTCTGCCACGCAGACGGTTTGTAGCATGGAATTTTCAAAGATTATTTCATCGCCCTCGGACAAATCAATTTTGCAATCTTTTGCTATTAATTGAACCTTTCCGAAACCGTATTGCTCGGCGGGTTTGAACCCCTCCGGAAGAAGCACCGTTGACGAGTCTTCCTCGTCTGTCGATTTAACATCAATTAAAATCATTCTGTTCACCGGTCTAAAATTCATCGGATCCTCCTATCCACATTTAGCATAACCACAAGATGTGCAAGTTATACAGCCTTCGACATATATGAGACCCTCGGAATTACATTCCGTGCAAGTTTTATCGGATGCCCTGCTGCCATCTTGAATATATTTTTTTAATACTCTCGCAATCACTTTTGAGAAACTAAACACATCACTATCTCTATCCTTATTTAATTGTTCTACGACATATTGTACACCAGAACCATGTCTCATTGCAAGAGAAATCATCCTGGTAAACACCGAGTGGTTCGGATTATCGAAAACTTTCACAACATTTTTAATAACAATTTCGTCTCCATCCTCGCCGAACTTCAAATCATAAACGCTATTGGTGCTCTTTCTTGCATGCTTTACAATCACGCCTTCTGTGTATTTTCTCGGTATTTCAACAAAAGTAGATAAGCCGCCCATAATTTCATAAGGTTTATCTCCAATCAGACCTACTAATATGGTCCACTCCTCCCCTCTAATCGTTGGCCTATGTATTTCGCAATCAAGTTCAATGGGCCGTTTTGGAGAATTGTTTTGAGGGAAGAATTCAACGGATTTCTCCGTTGAATCCTTTGATATCAAGACTCCGGATCGCGACCCATCAACATAAACTGTAACTCCCTTAAGGCCACTTCTCCATGCATCAAAATATAGATCTCCTACTATTTTGGAAGAAGTCCCTTTTGGTAAGTTGATTGTTGAACTGATTGAATGGTCAATATGCCGCTGTATGGTTGACTGTATCCCAATTCTTTTCGTCCAATCAATTTGATTGCTTTCAGTGAAGAACCCAGGTAAGTCATCAACTCCATATTTATCAATATATTGTTGTGCGTTGTGATGATAAACCTTAAACTCCTTCCATCTATCCCCTAGATCATCTACAAAATCAGCTTCCGTCTCCTCACTATGATCCAATTTTCTTCTACGAATATAAGAGTTTCTAAACACTGGCTCTAGTCCGGAGCTTGTCTGGCTCATGATAGAGACCGATCCAGTTGGAGCATTAGTCAAAATAGAGATATTTCTTCTCCCGTGCTTTTGTATTCTTTCTCGTAATCTTTTTGGTAGAGACTTTATAAAGGCATTGTCCTTCTCGGTATCCCAAGAAAAGACAGGAAAGGCGCCTCTCTCGATAGCAAGTTCTACGCTCTCTTCATATGATGAGATTTTCAAAGTCTTATAAATTTTATCAATAACCTTGAGACTTTCGTCCGAATCATAGGCTAGATTCAGACAGGCTAGCGCATCTGCAAGCCCGTGAGTGCCGAGACCAGTTCTTCTACCGTTCGTGCAAGTATCATAAAGTTTTTGCCATAATTCCTTTTCATCCGGTGTGTCTGACACCGTTCTGATATTTTCAAGCTTTTCCAGTTCCAGTTCTACAAGATCGTCAGACAGCCGCATCGCAGACGAAACTATCTGTGAAAATTTCTTAAAATCAAAAGCCGCCTTCTTAGTAAACGGATTTTTTACAAAATTCTTTAAATTAATCGAGATGAGCCTACAGCTATCATAGGCTGATAGTGGCAATTCCGCACAGGGATTGACACACGCTGTCTTAAACTGGGCGTACTCATTTGCTGGGAGATACTTCAAAATGTTATCCCACATTAAAAGCCCCGGCTCCGCCGTTTTAGTAGCAGACTCTACAATAAGATCCCAAAGCTTAACAGCATCTATTTCTTTGGTTATCGTAGGGTCCTTAGCATCAATTGGAAATTGCAAAGCAAACATTTGCTTGTTTTCTACCGCTTTCATGAAGCGATCACTTATTTTGACAGATACATTCGCACCAGTGACCTTCGTTAAGTCGTGCTTCATTCTAACGAACTGTTCAATGTCCGGGTGCCTGATATCCATGCTAATCATCAGCGCCCCACGGCGACCGTTTTGGCCAATCATTCGACACACATACGAATAAAAATCAGCGAAGCTCCACGCACCACTAGTAGTCCCAGCGGAATTATTTACAGATGCCTTCTCGGGGCGTAAATGAGAAATATCAAGTCCGACTCCGCACCTACGCTTAAATAAATTCGCGATATCTTTGCCAGTATCTACAATGGAGGAAATATTATCTTCAGGCGGGCCGACAACTACACAATTCGATAAAGATACATTAACATGGTTGTTCCCAATCCCCATCATAGGAGACCCTTGAGGGACAATGTAATCAAAATTGTTTAACACTTCAAACACTCGATCTTCCGACATTGCGCGCGTACCATTAAATTTCTTTTCCACCCTTGCAAATTCTTTAGCAAGGCGCTTGTGCATGTCTTCCGGCGTCTTTTCTAAAAAATTGCCGTCCTTATCCTTTAAGCAGTATTTCGTCAGCCAAACATTAGCGGCCAGTTCATCACCATTAAAATATTCTAAAGCGCTTTGTTCCGCTTCTCTTTTATCGTACATTCACTTGCTCCTTTCCTCCCATTGTTCGTACACTTTTTTCATTTCTCTTTGTTGTCTCTTGACCTCATTTACCTCCATCTCATCAATAGTCTCATCAGTCGGTTCTAATATTTCTATCTTGACATTTGAAGTATCAAAGAGCAGAGGGAAGACCATTCCATCGGGACCATTGCGATTTTTTGCAACATACATCTTGCCCGTATTCGCCACCTTATCTTCTTTAGTGCGAGAAATTGTACAAATAAAATCAGACACAAAGCACTTGTTAAAGGCTTCCGATATAGCTTCCATAGTAATCACCGCTTGGTTCAATCCAGTCCTGTTAGTTTGGGAGGCTGTCCAGATCGGACATTCATATTCTTTTGCGATTCCTCGCAACTCTTCATAAATAGATTCTAGTTGGTTCCTTTTCTCTTTAAAATTCGTTACCGGCTTGAGAATATCCGCATAATCAACTATGATTAAATCAACTTTTTTCTCTCTTTTCAATAACTTATCTAGAGAAGATCGTAGAGTATTTGTTGATGCAGATTTTGTTGGATATTCTTTAATAAAAAGTTCTCCGTCCATCTCTAAACAAGTTTCTTTAATTCTATCTTTAAATGCGTGGAGGCCCGAAAGCGGATATCTTGTGATACAACTATCATATCGTTGTCCTATTACTTCCTCCGATAGTTCTAGTGTGTAATGAGCAACCGTCTTCCCTTCCTTTAGAGCAGAGGCTCCTAAGTGAACAAGCGCATGTGTTTTGCCCGCGCCAGTAGGGGCGACAACAACCCCCAGTTCTCCTTTCCCTAAGCCACCTTTGGTTATCTTATCTACGCGAGGCCACCCCGTGCTTACCGGATTTCTTGCCTTAAACAAGTACCTCAATTCGAAATCTTTCTTATAATCGTGGCCATGATCATTATCAATGCCTAACTTAACAGCTTCATCAATGACATTTTTAATCTCTTCAAAAGAAGAGTTGTCTAACAGCCCCACCGAAATCATCATTGCCTCCTTTAACTTTTGCTTTTTACAAAAATCTAAAGAAGTATCTTTGACATACTCGGAATCCTCTATCTCTCTTATCCGAATTCGTGTAAAAAAATCACGAACTTGCTTTTTTATAAGGTCGGGTTCTTCCTCCAATTCTGTTCGTAAGATAGAATCTAATATCTCATTGCTGGGATGTACACTGTACTTGCTTCTATACCCAAAAAGAAGGTTTGTAAATACTTGTAGGTATTTTGATTCAAAGAACTTGATGTCCAGCACTTCCTGCATCTGTTCTGAGAATGGTCTATCCTCCAGAATTAACTGGGCAAGCTTCTCCTGAAAGTTTTTTCCATATAGAGAAAAGTCTTGTTGCAATTTCCCCTCCTAATATTGCTTTACTATAGAGGATACAGACCTATTTGTCAACCAGTATCTTGTTGAACCGCTGGAAAAGATCCAGCCAGCTAGTTTCTCCGAACCCATCCTGCGACATCATCTTAATCACCTCGGTCTTATTAAAAATGAGATCATCTTTGCCGATAATTGATCGGATTTTCATTTTGGTGCTAGCACTAATGCTAGGGGAATGAAGTTGCATTAGCTTATAGTTCTCTCTAATAAGATTTTCTTCTTGTAAAATTGATGAATACGCCTTAACACCGTCAACGTTCTTCCTACAGTGTTCTATAATGTCTCTTACCATGTACTCTTCTTCATCTTCCATAAATGGGAAACGCTTCTTAACCGTTGCTAGGCCCACCCCTTTCGCTCCCGGAAGATTATCATTCTTGTCTCCGGCGATGGCTCTCGCTAGTGCAAAGTTATTAGGATGAATTCCATATTCATTAATTACTCTGTTAATATTGAGAACTTGTTCTTGGGTTGGCCGGTACAAAACTGTTTCCTTGTCTAGTATTTGTATAAAGTCCTTGTCACTTGAAACTACAATCTTTTGCCAATTTGTATAATCTTCTAATTTAACAGCGAATGCTATTAAATCATCTGCCTCTATACTCTCAAACATTAGCTGGGAAACTGGCATATAGCTCAAATATTCTACAAGCCTCGTTTGCTGCCAGACTTTATTTTGGAGTTCTTGATTCTCTGTCAAATTCCTTATAGAGCGGTTTAATCGAATAGGATTTCTCCCTTCTTTATAATTCTTATTGATACTCTTTCTGCGCCGCGACCCTCCGGCGCCGTCCCAACAAATAACAATCCTATCCGGCTTTGTATCACGGACGAGCTTTTGTAAAATCTTTAAAAATCCCTTCATACCACCAATTGGTTGTCCATTGGTAGATAAGGAAGGGTCTACAATATAAGCTCGATAATAGGAGTTCAGAGCATCTATAAATAATACTCTTTTAGTCTTTACCTTGTATTTTTTCAACTCGCAACACCTTGAACGCCAAAGTCCCTTCGATCTTCTTCGCAGATAAAGCAAGCTTGTTTAAATGAAGCTTTAAACTTGGATTCGTTAAGAAGAATTTGAGGGTGCATATTGTGATCTCCGATGTCTCGCTAAGACTTTTTGATGGTGATGAAATATTGACAATAGTGACTCCGCATAAGGCTCTCATTTCGTCAAGGATTTCAGTGATGTTGCGATCTTTACTAGACTTTATAGACACTTCCGCTTTATAAGCGTCATATTGCAGAGCCTCTAAAACAACTTCTCTAACTTTACCCTTTAAAAACATATATTTGGCCTCTAGGTATAAGTAGTCCGGAGTCCGATTAGAGCCTCACTTACTGTGCATCAACATTATAAAAGTCTGCGGCGTCTCCTGTTCTATTGTGGAACTTAAGAATAATTTCTTCTTCCATGATCTCAAGAACGCGATTCTTAAACTTATCGTCTTTTAGTTTTTCATTCCAGCCAGCAGACTGAAACTTTTCTTCGGTGCCGTCGCCATACGAAATCGAATACCACGGCCCCCTAGAGGCGAAATGCTCAGAAGATTTGATGGCCTCAAGCCAACTTTCCTCATCCTGTACTCTCACTTCATCGCCCCACAGGATCTTAAAAGTACATTCACGAGCTTGAGTTCCAAACTTGGATTTCTCAAGCTTTGCTTTGACTTCCGAACCAATTCTAAAGCCGTTGTCGTCTTTTACAAACGAAGCTTTAGACTTGCGCCCAGTTAGCCATATGCGCAAGTCATATGCGTAGTGCATGGCCTTTCCTCCCGGTGTGAAATAAGGAGTAGTCATCGCTTCAGCCACATTAGACGTAATATTGGTCTTAAGCTGGTTCAGGACCAGGAACGTGGCCTTCGCGTTGGCAAGCGGTATAGTTAATTTTGCCATGCCCTTAGACAGAATACGAGGTTTTACGGCCATAGACGAGAGTGGATTGAAATCCCCCTCGATATCAGTAACTGCCGGGGTCAGAGCGAGGCTGTCCCAGATAAACAACATTTTGTTTTGGTTGCTACCCAACAACTCTTCTATGGTCTCAAGCACGAACTCCACACTCTCCGCTTGGATATAGAGCACTTTTTCTAAATCGCACCCAGCCTTTGACAAGAACTCCGGGTCTATCGCCGATTCCGAGTCAAAATAAATAACATCTATATCTTGCTTCTGGGCGTTTGCCGCGATCATAGCCGCAACATATGATTTTCCCGTGGATTCCAACCCGGCAATCTCTGTAATTTTACCTATCGGTATTCCCGCCATCCTGCCTTTGCAGATGATTGAGTCCAGCCATCTAGAGCCGGTTGGTATCCAACCCGCTACTTGGGTTGGGTTATCTTGTGTCAAATTGTAGGCCAGATCGTATCCTGCTTTGCGATTAATAATTTTACGCATTTCATCCATACTTAATCGACCTAAATCGCTATTAGCTTCTTTTTTGCTGCGCCTTGGCATTGTAAAATCCTAATTATGGTAAAGGGGCAACACGAGATGTAAAGCCGAGGGGGGCCAGCAAAACATCTCGTGTTGCCAAGCTGCCTATGAGTTTACTAGCTCATTAAAGGCACTATCGACAGAATTGTCTTCACTAGTGAGGGTGGCCTCAGTCGTGTTAGAGGTCGCTGCCTCAGACAATTCTTCATCGATGCTAGTCATATAGTCATGAAGCATCTTCCCGACATCTTCGGGAGTTGGCCGCTCAAAAATAGTTGTCACATCCGGAATTGCATCCAAAAGACGCCCAGCCTCGTCGCTGTCTTCTACCAATGGAGAAGTGCGTCGGCGAGGAGTGATGGTAGTCTGCGGAAATTGCGCCCCTGTGGGCTTCCCATAGGAAATAACCAAATCTGTTCCGTTGTCAACATCAGTGATATCGCCATAATCAGGATTGAGAACTAAATTCAGCAGTTCCTGATATGCGGTCCGCCCGAATCCCCAAATGCGTACACCTTGCTCTTCCTCCCCTCTCACAAGGACCGGAGCGAAAAAGCGTTGCCTAGCGCTAAGATTCTTCGCCATCTTAACGCTATCCGGATCTCCCTGCTTATAGAGGGTGCGGACGAAATCGTCAAGAGGGCACTCATCTCCATAGTTCTTCTTCGGGCTCAAAAACGGGGTGTTGTTCCCAAGATTATAGTGGAACCAAAACTCCTTAAATGGATCACCATCAGGCGTGGGAACAATACGAATTGTTTGCTCGCCATCCTTCGGTCGCCAAAAGTTATTCTTGTCGCTGCCCTTGCGGTTCAAGGTCGCCAACTTCTCTTTCATTTTAGACATATCGATACCCATGATAAACTCCTTTTAATCAACGGGATAGAGTATGGTTAGCAAATTTTCCAACCATCTCAATTGTGGGTATACTATAGCCTATACAAATTGATTTGTAAAGCTATAAACCAATTTTTTGTTCCTGGATATATGAGCAATGGGCCAGACAGTAGGCGTAATCCTGTTCATATTCAGTAGGATAAACCCCGAATGATGCACGTAAATTTTCATCATTTTTTTCTTTGACCGCAGTAGTTAATTTACGAAGGAGTGTCCCATCAGTCTTCAGCCGTTCGTTGTTAATGGCGTAATAAAGGACGACCTCCCTAGGGTATTCGAGATCATAAAAATACTTCGTATTCCCGCTATTAATATCAACCAGGCCGATAGAAGAAATCCTGCATATATCAAGGGATTCTCCAAACGTGTTTATCACTGGTTCCGTATTTCGGCAAACGTTGAGCATATGGATTGTGGAAACCAACAATTGATTTATTTTCTCGTGATACCCAATAACCGGGACGTCGCCAAGAGCCTGTTCTATTTTTGAGTTTTCTATAATATATAATCTCTCTAAAAGCGCCGATCTCGCGTATTGCTGTAGAACATTGAATACTACGTTATGCTGCTTTTCTTTGGTCTCCGATAACAAAGAGGTGTCCGGCTTCACATATAATACATGGATAGGATGAGCTTTCAACTTTTCCAGAATCCGCAAGACAGCACCGGAGATATCTCCCGATCCTCCTATAACGAAGAGAATGGGTCCACTTATTTTCTCAAAAAATGCTTTTTTTAATCTTGTTTTTGCTTCGTAGTCTTCATGTGTTTTTTGAGGAGTGATATAAAGATAATTCTCTTCATTGCTCTTTTTAGAGTTTATTTTATATACATCATATTGTGGGTATACACCGAAGCATTCCGCAATCGCGCATCCAGCGTCTCCTAACCCAATAACTGTTTCCATTATAGCCTCTTTGTCTTCATGGAGCCGTAATTCTTACCCACGCTCATGTTTATTTTGAATTTTGCCAAATCAGTACCTGAAAACGCTTCGACAATCTCATTAAGAAGATGTTTATCCTCCATGCTAAAATCGATAACCAACGAGTCGTGTACTGAGAAGGCCACATAAGACTTCTTCTCTTTCAAAACGTTCGCTACTTTTATCATCACCCGCAAGAACAGATCGCTTGTAGTGCTCTGCACAATATAATTGAACGCGCGTCTGGTATCTACTTCAATTCGTCGATCAAAGGGGGTGATAACTTCTTGGCCATTAAAATATTTATCCGTAATCTTAGTTCTATGGAATACTCGCTCTAGAGTATCGTTCTTCGCAACAGGGTTATATAGCCATGCAAAGACTTTTTTCTTAATCTCATCACGGGTCTCGTCAGAGGTGAACACTTCTTTAGCTATCCATTCGTGAATATCTTGATCTGGTTGCTCAACCCCTGATAGAGCTAGGGCCGTGCGCAGTTCTGCAGCATTAAAATCTAATTCAATGAAGAGATCGTTGTTTGGTTTGATGACAGACCTAAAATCCTTATCAATCGTTAGAATAGGGAACGAATCCTTCTTGGTAGTTAATCTCCCTGTTCGTGTTCCTACAATATCATAATTGATATAGGGCGAAAGTACATTGATCTTCTTAAGGAACGCGCGAGTCTTTGGCTTGGCAAAAATTTTCTTTACCCCATTGATATCGATATTTAATTTTCGATATCTAATATCGTGTAAAACAGCAGTAAGGTCTCGCAAGAAATCATAATTGTTTGGCTTCTCGTAGTTGTCAAATACATGCTGCGTGATCTGGTTCTTTACATCGCAATATTCAAGCAAAAACCGATCTTGAACTAGATCAAAAAAGCAAAGATTATTCATATCAACGAGAGCTATCCCAAATGAGCGCCGGAAGGCTTTTAACTTCTTATTGATGCTCTCCCACCTATCTTTCAAACGAGGCGGGCAGACATCATCTAAAGAGCATCCTACGCAATATAAATTAGCGTATTCTACATCCCCGGAAACATAAGGGGCATAATTCCAAGTTTTAGTGAGGCCAGCAGGAATATCCTCAAGATTGAGAGAACCTTCCGAGTAGACCGCAACACACTGGTTTTTGTCGTCAAGCGTTTGGAATAGCATACTAGACCTTTACGTCCATCCTTCTTTTTACTTCAAGATCACTATAGAAGGAAGCAAGGATCATGTCAATAGAATTATTCTTTTTGCTGCGTGCGAAAATCGATGTCAACAGTGAGCTAATCTCTGTCTCCGATATTTTTATATCTTCTTCTATCAATCTTAATCTAAAATATAACTTAACCCATGCCTTTTGTCCATAGTTAGACGTTGCATTCGCGGTATTAACAAGGGATCTTTTAAATTTCTTTATCTTAAGAGTCCCCGGTGATGCGGCACCGAAATAAGCGCTGTTTTTGGCGCAATTATTATTAAAAACCACTTCAGGGCGGGTTGTCTGCGGGGTTCTTATGACGTAATGGTTATAAAATGTAGCCGCATGCTTGATTAATAAATCAAGGTCCAGCAGGGACGTTTTAGTGTACCACTTATCAAAAAGACTCTCTTTAGTAATATCATTTGCATTCATGAATTTATGCATTCGAGGGGAGGAGATATCTGCGATAAGCCTCCATGGAACATCGCGATCTATTACAAATCCAAAATGTTTAGCGACATTTGAAAACATAGCGAAATTCGGATTTTGATAAAAGTCATTAACTTTTCTCCCTTCATTCGCTTTATCAATGCTCTCTATTTCCAGAGCAAGGCCTCCATTGACAGGGTTCGCGTAAACACTTCGTGTGAAGCCGGTCCTTGTTATTGGTATTTCTTCAGCAACCTGATACGAAAAATCGGCAAAATGAGTCATAAACTCATTAAAATCTTTTATTTTATCAATAAGCCCCCGCGAATTAAGGTATTCGGTGAGGGCATCAAAATAAATTTGCATGTGATTTTCATGAGAATTAGTAATATTAATATAACCTCTTTTGATATTCAAATCCACTAAAGCATTCGCTCTAGAACTAACCTTGTTATGTTGCTTCGCTACATTATAATAAATTGTCATGGAATCAAACGCATTTTTAACAAATCTTGGCACAAATACAGGAGTTGGCCCATCACTAGTCAAGGCCAGAAATCCATTATCAAGGTTGTCCTGATAAGACCCGACTAAGTTTACTGTGTCGAAATTAAAGTCAACAAGGCCATAAAATCTGTAAATTCCCCATATTGAAGAAACGTTATCCGTATCTCTATTGAATAGATATTCCATTTCTTCATTTTGTCTAGAGAAGAAAGCACTTCCTGCCTTCATCCCGTCCTTATACATCTTTGATTTTATATCAACCACATTAAGACACTCCTGCCTCATAATTAGCTGTCAATGTTGTTTTAAAACCCCCTGCTGGGTCTATGCTGCTCTTTACCTTCGTAACAACATAATATCCTCCTATGCCAAGAGCAGAAGCGATTTTTTTGGGACTCGTGGTGGACCCTACTGGGTTCCCAAAAGGTGTTCTGATGCCGGGGAAGTTGGGAGCGATATACACAATCATCCCTGGGTAGAATATCGTATTGCCGAATAGTTCAATTTCAGCATTGTGAAATTTTAACATCCTTCTTGCAGAGCTTTCGCTGTCATTCTCGTTTAACATTGCGTCCGCTGCTTCTTGAAAATATGGGATATCGTTGCCTTTGAATTTAATTGTTCTTGTTAGTCCTCTATTGTATCCGGTGCCAAGTTGTATAATCTTGCCAGATTTTAGCTCCGCTTTGAACTTATCTACGGCTTTTGAAGTAGTTTTGGAATCAATGTACAAATAATAATAAGAAGTAAGATTTTGAACTTTAGTATTAATACTTTCCTTCAATTTTATGTTCATCGCTGCGTACCTCTTCCCTTTTTTCAGCGTATCCCTAGAACTACTATTGTATACTTGCCCCTTGATCGTATAGAGGTCCCCCGCCTCGTCGTCTAGGCAAGCCGCTCCCATTGCCGGCAACACGAGGGAGTTCAACATGCTTTGAATAAAATTGCCAACACCATAAGTGACCTTCCCGCTTTCCATAATTTCGGTTAGGTACCAGTAAGTAAATAAGTCTAATGACACCGGCAAATCCGCAATCGACATAGTATCATCATTAAATGGACTGCTCGGTGAATCTGTAAACGCCGGTCCTACAATTACTTTAAATTTTTTTAAGAGTGGGTTTTTAATTATTGATCTCGGGCTATAAACTCTTTTTAGGACCGCGTTCAGAATGGCGCCAAAGGTGACAAAATGAATGTTATAAGAACCACCCTCTCCAAATCGACCTTCAAACCCCCCTGCTTCGGGGAAAGTGCCCCTTTTTGAATCTATGTTTCGTGATCTGTTCCTAAAAGTTTTATTCGTCGCGCTTATCAAGTTATCTCCAATTTTTTGTTGTTCTGACGTTTTAAGAGATTGTACCGTAAACCCAGAGATATCTTTATCCATTATTTTGTCCGTTTTTCTAAGAGAAGGGGTGAGTCTTTTATTCACACTTTTAGTCTGATAATGTACTATGCTGCTCTTCGGTATGGTCACCTTATGCACGAAATCCTCTTTAAATATTTCTTCAAGCAGCCCATCATGATTTACAAGTTGCCCTTGTTCAAGTAAACTATTAACTTGACGATGCAACTGTCGAGCGACTTCTGTAATAAAATCATCATTCTCTTTTTGCGCGGCGGCGGTTTGGGCATTAGTGTTATAGCGGGGTCCACGTTTTGCGACATACGATTCAAGGGAATCCTCGGCGGCCTTATCAAGCGTCGTCGTGTTAACAGACCCGCCGGCGCCCGCGCTGACGAGGGCCGACATAAACATAGTTTTTGCCATAGATGAAAGAGTCCCGGTGGAAGTGTCGGCGCCAATACCCTTGCGGATCTCCTCCTCCCCGAAAATCAATTTTATCTTTTTGCTGCGCTTGTCCTTCTCTTTCATCTGATCACGTAGATACTTTGTCACGTCTACCTTAAGTTCATCTATATTCTCACCGGAGGCGGGGCTTAAAAATATATCAAAGTTCAAATTAGAAAGAGCATTGTTTAGCCACCCCCTGTATTCCACAAAAACTTTCAAAGAGCCGTCTTCGTTTACTTCATAATTAAAATTAACAACATTCATGAAAATGCTTAGCTTTGCAGATTTGGCAGCTTTAGCAATTTCCTTTGCTTTAAGCGGCCCCACAATAGATTGAATATTTATAGGAGGTTCCCACCCGACAACCGCTTTGATGACGAAAGGGGCTCTACCGGCAGGATATGCCGCCAAATCAGAGTAACTATACTTATAGCGACCTTTCTTGAATTCCGCAATGAAATCGGATACTGTTTTAAAAAAATATGTAGCATTGCAAACTAAAATTTTATCCGCCGTCGCGTAGTCCTGGCCTTCGAAAGAAAAAGAAAATGATTCTATGCCTGCGTCGTCACCG